GTCGTGGGACCGGCAGCGATTGACGCCCTGAGCCAAGCGGTGCTGGCCGAGCACGGCGACGACGCGCAGCTGATGATGGAGTCTGCCGGGTGCTTCCCCGTCTCCGAAATCAGCGCCGAGAACCTTGCCAACCTCGTGGGCGACGACGAGCTCGACTACGTCTACATCGCCTGCCGGGTGCGGGTCCGATGACGCTCACGTGGGGTGAGGGTAGTCTCGTTTTTACGCACCTGCGGCGCACGTGGGCTACGAACAGGGCGGCGGCGACCGCAGGCTGGTTGAGTGTGTGGGACCTTGGTGCCAAGTGGCGCGCGTGCCACACCATGAGCGACACCGCGGTCGACGGCGACACCGCGCAGCTTGCGCTCGACGAGCTGCGTAGGACCCTCGAGCGGAAACGCTCCGCGATCGGGTTCGCGCTGGGGGTGGGCTCGTGATCCTCACGTGGGCGGGGCGCGAGATCCAGTTCAAGCTCATGCCTAGTCAGCACTGGGCGGTGTACAGCGCGCGCTCCGGTGACCTAGAGATGCGCGTATCCAAAGACGACACCACGGGCCTGTACCACGCCGACGGCGCGTTCGATGCAATGAACTGCGACGCCGGGCCCAGGTCGACGGCGCAGCAGGCGCTCGACGCCTTGCACAACGAGGTGGCGCGGCTGCACGCGGAACTCGGACAAACACTGAAGTAGAGGGGCGTCGTGGATGCGGATCACGTTATTGGCGGGAGCCAAGTGCACTCCCGACCGCGGCAGAGTCGTCGACATTGCGGCGGCAGACTTCCTCGATGACATGGGCCTGCCCGAGGGCTCGGCCTCGCTCGAGTGCGCCGACCAGGCCGCCAAACTAGCCGGCGCTGGGTTCGTGCTCGCGCAGTACCGCGCGGGCGCCACCGACAAGCTGCAGGCCTCGCTTGATCCGGCGTCGTCGACGGACGTGCTCTGCTACGACATCGATCAGCAGTCCCGCGCGTCGGTCGATGCCGCCTGGCAGACGTGGGCGCAGTACGACGCCGCGATCTACTCAACCATGAAACACACGCCGGCCGAGCCGCGCATTCGGCTGCTGCTACGCCTGTCGAGGCCCGTGGCCAACGCCTCCGGCGACGAGTACGCCCGTTTGTACGCCGCGGTGGCGGGCATGCTCGGCATCGACTTCGACCCCTCGACCAAGGACCGCGCGCGGTTTTTCTTCGGCCCGCAGCACCGCCCGGGGCTTGAGGCGGACTGTTGGCGCTTCCGCTTCCGTGGCGCGGCCTTGGCGGTGGACGAAATCTTGCGCACGGCGCCCGCCGTTGCTGTGGCGAGCGTGGTGGAGGCGCCCACCGGCCCGCGGCGGCTCCCAGACGCCAACGAGCTCGGCCGCGTCACGGGCAAGCTGCTGCGCTCGACCAAGCCGGAGGCCCAATCCACCGGGGCCGTACTCGAGGCCGTGCTGGCGAAGCGCGCCTTTGCCGAGCCCGGGGGCATCCACTTGGCTAGTCGCGACCTCGCGTTCGCCCTGGTGCGCGACGTCCCGCTGTTCGACGGCGCCGGCTTCGCCGCCAAGTGGCTCGAGCCGTGTTGGTTGGCGATGGAAGGCGCCAGCGTCGAGGAGCGCACCAAGAACTGGCTCGCGGCCGTCGACTCGGCAGGGACCAAGCTCGCCTCCGTACGCGTGGCCGACGCCGGCTTGTATCCGGTGGTGTCGGCTCTTGGTATGAGCGACGACGACATCGAGGCCGCACGCGCCTGCGGCGGCGCACTGGTCAACGAGTACCGCGGAAACTACTACGTCTGGGATTGCAAGGGGCGCAGATATGTGGGGCCCGTCAAGGGTACCGGGCTGTCGGCCGCGTGCCGCGAGGGGCTGCAGGGCCTGCCCGGCTTCGAGTACCGCCAGTTCGGCAAGGGTGGGGGCTCGTTGAAGTCCGGGCCCAAGCTCGTCGAGGAGTTCGGTTACCGCCTGGCCGCCGTCGACTACTGGGCCGTCCCGCCGTCGTCGGTGTTCGATGTCGCGTCCATGACGGTGCAGATCCCCGCCTACCATTGCAACTCATGGGAGGGCCGCGCGCACACCATCGTCGACGAGCTACTGCGCGCACTCGGCGGCCCGCAGCTGGCTCGCTTGCTGGCGTGGCTCGCCAAGTTCACCGATCTCGAGCAGCCCCTGCCCGCCCTGGTGCTGGTCGGCCCGCGTGGGGTGTGGAAGTCGCGCGTGGCGCAAATCCTCGCCCGCTTCTGGGGCTCGAGCTCGGCCGGCTCGCCGTGCCGTGCGTCGCAGGTGCTCGGTCGGTTCTCTCGGCCCTTGCTTTCTAATCCAGTCATCCACACCGACGAGGCGATGGCGCGCTCGGAATCCGGCAAGGCCATTCCCGAGGTGTACCGCGAGTCGATCATGTCACGGGTGCACACCGTCGAGGCCAAGGGCGTCGACCCCGTCACGCTGCACACGGCCACGCGGCACGTGATTTCGGTCAACGATCTTGACCAGGTGTTCGGCGGCGGCGAGGTCGACGCCTCCTCGGTCGAGGCCACCGTCGAGCGCTACCTGGTGGTCGATATCAGCGGCGCGGAGATGGCCGCGTTCGAGTCTCGGTGGGCTGGCACGGCCGAGCTCGATGCGCTGCGCGAGGGCACGCCGCTGCTCGAGCACGTGACGTGGTTGACGTCGGTCTCCAATTACACGGGGACGTGCCGCCTGTGGGTCGACACCGGCACCGACGCCGACGTGCTGCTGCGCGCGCGCTTCGCCGACGACACCCTCGTGATGTGCATGGGCATCGCCGTCGAGGCGCTGCTGGCGGAGCCCCGGACATCGAAGCCGGGGCAGATCGCGCGCCTGCCGCTGGTCCTGGACGAAAACGGGGGCCTGAGGCTCGCTCCGGCGAGAATTGTGGACCTGTGGGCGGACTCGCGACTGACGGCGGGCTCGGGGCTGCGCAAGCCCACAGCGCAGCGCGTGGGTCGGATTCTACAGAAGGCTGGGCTCAAGCTGGTGGCTTCGGAGCGCGCCTGCGATTCACGAAAATGGCTCGCTTGGTTAGTAAACAGCGAGCGATTCCGTGAATACCTACACGTGGACGGTACGCACACGTGGAGCGAGATAGAACGCGCTTGCGAGATGGTTTTCGGTAACGAGATAGATGTCGGCGTGTCGGCAACTTCGACTTCTCAACTAGCCGACACGAATCCCCAATGATTCCGGCTAGTTCCCATCTCGGTCGGCTAGTTCCATCTCGACTAGCAGACATCTTTTTTGTAGTCATATCAAGGGGTTATAAGAGTTTTAGTGTATTTGTCTGCTAGTCGATCCCTTAGGGGGTTGAGGAAGTATAATTATAGGGGGGAGGGGTGTTAATTACACTCTGTAGCCAGAGTAGGGGTCAACTAGCAGACAAATCCGGAAAGTGGGTCTCAAGTACCCGGGATGATTGAAAAAAAGATGTCTGCTAGTCGAGATGGCAACTAGCCGACCGAGATGTCTCGTAAGACGAGATGGAAAGCGAGGATCGAGATGGATTTACAGCAAGCGATGGCCGAACTGTGTGATCAAGTGGCGGATAAGGTGGTCGAACGCCTACGGAAGGGGCCGGAGTCGGAGGGGCAGGAGTGCGAGCGACACCTGGACCCGCGGGGGGCGATGGCCCAGGCCGTGGAGGCGTCTGTACTGGCGTCGGGGGTAGGCGCAGACGAGCTCGAGGACGCGCTCAGGGCGTTGCAGGCAAAAGCTGATGAGGTGGAGGCGGAGCGGGCCGGAGCCGTTGCCGAGCTCGCGACCGTACGTGACGCACTCAAGGCACTACGCGAAGACGCGGTCGTGCTCGTGAAAACTGTCGATGGCGTGGTCTGCCCGATGTTCAGCGAGCAGCAGAAGGTCGCACCCGGCTACCTCCTGCCCATGCCCACGTTGCAGGGCTTACGTAAGCTGCACCAGGTGTCCGACGCCCTGCGCAACCGAATCGCGTTGTCGTGAGAGGCGAGGCGAAACGCACGCGCAAGCGCCGGCAGCAGCGCAACAAGGGCGAGATCGCAGCATTTCGCAAGGGGCTCGAGGCCGGTCGCGAAGTCGTGGGCGAGATGAGCCTCAAGCGCGCGGTGCGCAACGGTCTCGCCTGGGGTTTCGGGGTCGGCGCCGTGCTGGCTACAGTGGCAACGTACCTCGTGCTACGGTGACGGAATGGCCAGACGCCCTTTTGAGCGCAACGAGGAGGAGACCGACCCCGCCTTCGCGGCCTTCGCGGCCTACCGCGATCTCGGCCTCGAGCGCAGCCACGTGAAGGTGGCGGCGAATGTTGGCAAGAGCGTGCAGTTGATTGCGAAGTGGAGTCGGGTCCACGCCTGGCGGAAACGTACGCTCGCGTACGACATGGAGGTCGATAGGCGCAAGCGCGTCGGAGACCTCAAGGGCGTCGAGGATATGCGCCGCCGGCAGATCAAGATCGGGCTCGATCTGCAGGAGTTGGGCGGCATCGAGCTCAGCAAGATGCTTCGCGAGGCGAAGAAACGCAGCTCGGCCGAGACGCTTGAGCAGGGCCTGGTCATGAAGCTGCTCGACCTCGGCAGCAAGCTCGAGCGCCTCAACCGAGGCGAGCCAGGCGAGATCGTGCAGAACGTCGACAGCAACACCGTGGACCTATCGAACCTGACGATCGAGGAGTTGAAGGCGTACCGAGCTGTGGGCCGGAAGATCAAAGCGCAGCAGGACGCCGCCGCACCCCCACCTCCGCCCGATAGCGGCACCGAAGGCGACGGCGAGCCCGCAGTGCACTAGAAGTGTATTGCAGTTAGACTCGAAGTCGCGTAGGGTGTTGGTCCGAGGTAGGGCGCCCGATCCCCCCGCCCCCCGTAGGGACCGGGCGGCCCTACCGCTTTTGATTGGAGGTTCCGGAGTGGCTGTAAGTCCCGAGGCTGTGAAACTGGCGTGGCGCATCCTCCCCAAGTTGGTTGCGGGCCACTGCTGCGACACGACCGATCCCGATGACGTACGGGACGCGCACTGCCTAGGCGCAGCGCTTGAGAATGCGTTTGCGTACGGTCGAACCGGGTCGAGTCTCGAAGCGCTTCTAGCCGACCTACAAGCGGGCTTGTTGTAGTGGAGCACGAGCTACGCAGCATGTTCTACGACACCGCCGGCGTGCCCATGGGCGCCGACGAGTTCAAAGAGGCGTACCCCGAGCGCAGGCACATCATGTTGTGGCCGCTATTCGGCGTCGTGGTCGGTACCGACTTCGTGGGCATCAACCACGCCGCGGGCAAGGGCACGCCGAAGATCTACGAGACGTGGGTGTGCGTGATCACCCGTAGCGGGCGCGTGTTCGTGTCGAGCTCGTGGTCGGGTGGGCTCAAGCGCTCGGTGATGCTGCACGGATTCACTGCGGTGCTGGTGGTGTTCGGTGGTGCCTTGTGGTGGCGCCTCAGGGCACGGAGGCTGATCCGTGCCAGCTGACCTCACGCCTAACCAGATCGAGCGCGCGTTGGACGCGTTGGAACTGGACCTAGGGATATACGTGGGAGGCCCGGATCCGAGGGGCGCCATCGCGACGCAGCTGAAGGCGCTAAGGCAGTACCGTGAGCGAGCTGCTCGGTTTGAGCGGGCTATGGTTGAGGCTCTAGAGCGCCTCGAGACTATGGAGTCGTGCATGTGGGAGGAGCACTCGAGCGAGGCCGAGCGCACCCTACGACGCGCACTCAAGGCGCCCCGATGACTGACCCCGTGACGGGCACGCACCCGATACCGTCGGAGCGCCCGCTTGGCCCCGAGGTCTGTATCTTCTGCGGGCTCGAAGCCGTGTGCCAAGCCGACGGTCAGTTCGCTTGCTCGTCGTGCTGCGACTGGTGCGACAAGGGGTACTGCACGCCGATCAGGGAGGCGGTCGAATGACACTCGACGAGCTACAAGCGCTACCCTGGGCCGACACCCTGTGCGAGGCGGCGGCGTCTCAAGTGTTCCTCGCCTGGCTCAACGCAAAGCTCGATGAGATGCTCGAGAACGCGGTTGAGTTCGGCTACCTCGATCACGCGGGGCGCACCAAGTACGTAGAGTACACCGCCACGCTGAGCGGGCGCATCAAAGAGATCGAGATCACGGGGACGATCAGCGTATGACCCCCTACTACCGGCGTAGAGGCCACGAGGTCCGCACCGCTGTCGGTGACGTGCTCTACATCCGCGCCGATCACCCCGACAAGGCCGAGCGCATCTGCAAGGCGCTCAACGCGCTAGCGAAGCTCGAGGCGAAAAACGCTGCCTGCGGGTGGCCTACGGCGTGGGCGGGGACGTGAGTGATGTGGCACAGAGGTCGGTGCAGATCACACGGGCGCGGTGCGAGGCTCGCGGCATGGTAATCGATCGCATCGTCCCCGATGCCGAGGGCGGTGTGGCGCTCGTGCTGTTTGGTACTGAGGTGCTGCAGGGCGGCAGCCATCGACTGCTCGCGATCGTCGTATGCGACGACGACGGTGAGGCGGTGGTGACGGTTGAGGATCGCGTTCGAGAGGTAAGCGAGATGTGGCTCATTGAGGATTTCGACGACGACTCACTCGACGACTCACTCGATCGGATAGCCCTACACCTAACGGGTAAAAGCCTGTGACACGCACGACCAAGTACATCGCAGTCGCCGAGCACCGCTGGACCGCCTACCAGCAGGCTTTCGGCATCGCCAAGCGGCTTCTGCACATCGAGCTTTTCTACAGCGGGGCACCGACGCGTAGGGGTGGCGGACGCGTAAGCGTCGGCGAGCGTATCGTGCCGCACCCGCTGCTCGGTGTGCGACTCGAGAGGCGCCCGTGACCCGCACCGCCCACCAGGCCGCCATCGCATGCGCCTCGCTGTGGACCGCCCACAGGGTCGAGTGCGCGAACTTCGCCCGGGGCACGCTCACCGGACCGCCCACCACCGAGGGCGAGCCTGCGCCCCTAGACGATGTCGAGACCAAGCTGCTGTACGAGTTCCACTTCTCGATCACCACCGAGCTGCACGCGCGAGCTCGGCGCCTGGGCCTTGAAGATATCGAGGTCGAGGCGGGGCGGCAGGTGATCGAGGCCTCGCAGTGGCACCTCGTACGCAACGACTACCAGGCCGCGCTGCGGTTCATTGGAGGCAAGCTATCGTGAAACGGCACTGGAGCACCAACCCGCTACGGTTCAGCGCGTGGCACACGTCGCAGTGGTTGTGCCGTCGCATGCTGCAGGCCGAGTCATCGCGCGCCGCGGCGTTCTGGCGTTTCTTTGTCCGCGCTTGCCCTGAGGGACGCCCGTCATGAAACGCAAGTGGCCCGACTTCGGTCTCGAGCAGGAGGCCAGCGAAGACGATGCCGACTACCCCTTCGGTATCGAGCCCTTTCGACCGCGCGCCCGTAAGCCCCGGCGCCGCTCGGGGTTGGTGCGGCTGTGGGACTTCCGACCTCAAAACCGCAACGAGTCCTACGCCGTGATGGGCCTCGTATTGACCGCCGCTATGTTGCTGCTGCACTACTCGGGGCTCTACGAGCTACCTGAGCCCGGGGAGCTTGAGCACACTATACTCACCCTTTGGGTGCTACTCGTATGGGCGGAACCGTGACGCCCGAGGCCGATTTCGACGACGCCATGCTCGTCGACGAGGTCAGCCTCGACCGCGAGCTCACAGCGCGCTCGTTTCGTGAGTACGTCGAGATCTGCTGGCCGCACGTAGAGCCGGCGGAGACGTTCGTACCCGGTTGGCACATCGACGCCATGTGCGACGTGCTCGAGGCGACCAAGCGCCAGGAGATCTTGCGCCTTGTCATGAACGTGCCCCCCGGCGTGGGCAAGTCGCTGATTGCTTCGGTGTTGTTCCCCACGTGGCTGTGGACTGACTGGCCGGGGGCCAAGACGATTTCGGCCAGCTTCGACGTCAAGCTCGCCACAGGTTTCTCGGTGCGCTCACGCACGCTCATGGAGTCGCGCTGGTGGCGCACCCGTTGGGGGCACCAGATGCAACCCAACAACGCCATGTGGAAGGCGGGCGACTACCGCAACAAGCAGGGGGGCATGCGGCTATCGGTCGGCGCCGGTACCGCTGTCATCGGCCAGCACGCGCACGTGCAAATAGCTGACGATCCGCACAAGCCGCAGGACACCACCAAAGCGCCGGCGCTGTCGAAGGCGGCCCTAGACAAGCAAGGCACCTGGTGGCAGCAAGCCATGGCCACGCGCGTCGTCGACCGCACCACAGCCGTGCGCATTATCATCATGCAGCGCCTGCACGAGCTCGACCTCGCTGGCCGCATGCTCGCCGAGGGCGGCTATCACCACCTGTGCCTGCCCATGCAGTACGAGCCGAGGTTCGCTTCGCTGCCGACTCCCGAGAAGCCAGACAACCAGCCGTGCCCGATCAAGAAATGCAAAGCCACGCACAACCTCGAAGCCGATCCCCGCACCGAGGTCGGTGAGCTACTCGACAAGGTGCGTAGCCCGCTCAAGGCGGTGCTCTCGCAGCGGCGCGAGCTCACCGCCCGGGGCGCAGCAGCGCAGCACGACCAGACGCCGAGCCCGGCCGAGGGGGCGATCTTCAAGGCGAGCCAGTTTCGCTACTACCGAGCGCAGGGCGATGCCCCCACGCTGCCCCGGCGCTTCACGCGCATTCTGCAGTCGTGGGACATGACGTTCAAAGAGGCCGGCTCGAGCTTCGTGGTGGGCCAGGTGTGGGGCCAGGTGAGGGCCGACTGCTACCTGCTCGACCAGGTGCGCGATCGCTGGGGGATGTCGGACACGTGCAAGCAGGTGCGCCTGCTCACGCTCAAGTGGCCCAAGGCCCACGTAAAGCTCGTGGAGGCCAAGGCCAACGGGCCCGCCGTCGTCGACCTGCACAAGAGCGAGATATCGGGATTTCGCCTCCTCGAGCCCGAGGGCGGCAAAGAGTCGAGGGCGAATGCGGTCGAGCCTATGTGGGAAAGCGGCAACGTTTGGCTGCCCCACCCCGATGAACAGCCCTGGGTGGCGGAGTTCGGGGAGGAAGTGCTAGGCTTTCCAGCAGCCGCCAACGATGACCAGGTCGATACCATGACGCAATCGCTCAACTACATGCGCCGCAGGAACATCGACACACTACGGCGGGCGATGGAGAAAATGTAGCCATGCCCGACGCCGACAAGGTCATCCACATCTACGGCAAGGGCGTGCGGGTTCGAAAGGCCATGGAGCACGCCGACGGCTTCCTGAACCAGGTGACCGGGCTCGGCACCGCGCGCGACAAGATGAAATACGCGCGCTTCGAGCGCAATCGGCGCCTGACGTGCGAGGAGCTCGACTCGCTCTACAGCGACGATGACATGGCGGCCCGCGTGTGCGACGTCGTGCCCGACGAGGAGCTGCGCCAGGGCTACACGGTCGTGGTCGACCCCACCGATAAAGACTCGATCGAGACCGGGCCCGAGGACGCCGCCAAGATCGGAGTCGATATCGTCGCCGCCGCAACCGCGCTCGATCTCGCGCCCAAGATGGTCGAGGCCCGCGTGTGGGGCAAGGTGTTCGGCGGTGGCGTGCTGCTGCTCGGCATCGACGACGGTGGCGAGCTGAACGAACCCGTCAACGAAAAGAACATCACGGCGGTCACGCACATCAACGTGCTTGAGCGAAACTTCGTCTGGCCGTCGGTGTTCTACGAGGACCCCACAGAGGCCAAGGTAGGGCAGCCTCGCACCTACCTCGTGACGCCGCAGGCGGCGAACTCGTTTGCGTCCGCGGCCAGCTTCCAGGGCACGGTCGAGGTGCACGAGTCGCGCCTGGTCATTTTCGGCGGCGTGCGTACGACCATCCGCCGCAAGCAGGAGGGCGACGGCTGGAGCGAGAGCTTGCTGCAGCGCATGCAGACGATCCTCACGCAGTACGGCACGTCGTGGGACTCGCTGGCGCACATGATCCAGGACGCCAACCAGGGCGTGTACAAGATGTCGGGGCTGATCGACGCCATCGCAAGCGAAGACACCGCCCTGATCTTGAAGCGTATGGAAATGATGGACATGGCCCGCAGTGCCGTGCGCGCCGTCACGCTCGACGCCGAAACAGAAGACTTCGAGCGGCAGCAGTTCGCGTGGACAGGCATCAAGGACCCTTTCGAACTGCTGATCTTGCGGCTGGCGGCAGCGGCCCGCATGCCCATCACCGTGCTCATGGGCCAGTCGCCCTCGGGCATGAACGCGACCGGTGAGTCGGACATGCGGTGGTTCTACGACACGATCGCGAGCTCGCAGACGAACATCATCACGCCCGCGCTCACGTACGTGCTGCGCATGATCATGCTGTCGTCGGAGGGGCCCACAGGCGGTGTCGAGCCCGAATCGTGGTCGATCGAGTTCCCGTCGTTGTGGCAGCCCACCCCGAGCGAGATCGCTGCTATCGAGCTGCAGCACGCGCAGGCGGATCAGATCTACCACACCATGGGCGCGGCAAGCTCAGACGCGATCGCGGTCAGTAGGTTCGGCAAGGGCGGCTTTGAGCGCCCGCTCACCATAGACCTATCCGAGCCTCGAGCGAACCTCGAAGCGCGCTCGTTGGCGGAAGATATCGAGGCCACGCCCGAGGGTATCGTCGACCTCGAATCGGATATCGCAGCGTCCCGAGCAATGAACGCAATGCTGGAGATCGCAGCGCAGGTGCAGGGCGGGGCGATCACATCGGAGAGCGGCGCCTCCATCGTGCTGGCGTCCACGGTCGGCCTCACTACCGAGGAGGCCATAGCAATCGTGGGCGAGCCCGATCCCGTCAAGGTGGCGCAGCGGGCGGCGCTGGCGGCAGGCGTGGCACCTCCGGGCGCCGCACCCGACGAAGGCGAAGGCGACGAGGGCGAAGACGACGACGTAGACGAGGAGACGCAAGCGACGGCCGACGCATGGGCCGCACGCGTCGACTCGATTCGCGCTGAGATCGAGCGTGACGACGACAAGCACGACCCCGACGAAGACGAGCGCAAGCGCAAGGCGAAGAAAGAGCGCGAGCGTAAGCGCAAGGCGAAGGCGGCGAAGGGTGGCGGCTGACCCCGCAGCCAAGATCAAGCGCGAGGCGATCCAGGCTCAGGTAGCCGAGGCCGGTGTTTCGCAGCGATCGATTCAGAACTCGCTCAAGAAAACGACTCGTGAGCCCAAGGGCATCGAGATCGGCTACCAGGCGTTTCTGGTCAGCGTGCAGAAGCTGATCAACGCCGAGATACGCAAGGCGATACCGTCCCTCAACGCTACGCTCGACCTCGTGCGTCTGGACACGCTCAGCGACGATATCGTCACCAACTTCAACTCGCTGCGGCAGACGATCGTAAACCTGTCGAGCAAGACCTCGGGCGTGCTCCGTGTGGGCGTGGCGAACTTCGGCGACAAGACCGTCGCGTTCAACGACGCCAAGTACGACGACCCCCTGATGCACCTGATCGGCATCGGCGACGTGAGCGCCAACATCGAGCAGAGGATCGTCGACGGGTGGATCACAGAGAACGTGCAACTCGTCTCGAACATGAACACGCAGCAGATCGGCAAGCTAGAGACGCTGTTCTTACGCTCGCTGCGTGACGGTAGCCGTAGCGCGCAGGTGGCAGGCGACGTCAGTGCGATCCTAGGTGAGAGCATCACACGCGCACGGCTAATAGCACGAGACCAGATCGGCAAGCTCGACGGGCAGCTGTCGATGCACAAGCAGACCGAGGCCGGGATTAGCGGCTACGTGTGGCGAGGCGCACTCGATGCGCGCGAGCGCCCCTCGCACGTTGCACGCGAGGGCGTCGTGTTTCAGTGGGACTCACCGCCGCCCGACGGTCACCCCGGACAGCCGATTCAATGTCGGTGCAACGCCGAGCCCGACCTCTCGCACCTTGGCGAGGAGTTCGCACCCGAGCCACGCAGCGAGGCCGACTTCTCGCAGACGACGCCCGAGAAGCAACGCGAGGCGCAACGCATTCAAGCGCGCAAGCGCGCACGGCGAGCGGGTAAGCCCGCGCCCGTGCTGAAGCCTAGGCCCGCACCCGCACCCGCACCCGCACCCGCACCCGCACCCGCACCGAAGCCCGTGCCGACGCCGCCGCCGCCGCCGCCGCCGCCGCCGCCGACGCCCGCGACGCCCGCCTTGCCCCCACCTACCACGGCACCTATTACCGAACCGCAGGCGCGTGCGCAGCAAGTGGCAGCCGATATCGCGACCACACGCGCGAAGCAGCGCCCGCAAAAGCGCATCTCAGGGGAGGCGTTCGCCAAGAGCTTGGACGCTGCGGACGCTGCGGTTATGCGCTTTTGGAAATCGGGCGTGGCAGAAGTGCGCGGCGTCCAAAGCGGGGTACTAGAGTCGTCGTCGGCGCGGGTTGCCAAGGGGCGTCTAAAGCCCGACGAATACGCCGCCATCGTCGACAAGCTAAAGCGCTTGGATCGCATGGCTGCGCGTGCGCCCTTGT